TGATTACTGCTATGAGGGCAAAATGACTGAAAAAATAGGATACAAACTCAATCCAAAGAAACTTGTGGGAGCACCTCAAAGTATTCTTCCTTTTATTTGTGGTGCTTTTTATTACACCGAAGATTTTGAGTATTTTGATGTAATCAAACCTTATCTTGATATTCCTGAACCACGCAAGTCATTAGAAGAAATCCAACAAGAACTGGAAGAGAAGTTTGAGAAACTGACTGAGAAAACTCATCTTGAATATAGGATAGGGCACAATTGGTTGTATAAGAAAAAAAGGTATGAGGAGTTCTGTAAGAGGCAGGATGCTGACTTTGAGTATGCCCGTGAGAATGGATTTTTCCCACCTAAACTTACAGGAACATTAGATTACTCTAAACTTTCTGTTTTTGGTGATGGTAGTAATATTACTTCCAGTTTTGTAATCAAACAAGGAAATAAACACGAAGGTTATTATACAATTGGAAATGGTTATGTGAGGTTCTATATGCCGACTAAACCGAATTTTGTAATCCGTTTTTGTATGGATAAACTCTTGGGGTTCAAGTGGATTGATGATAACTGGAACACGGGCACTTGAAATTGGGTGCCCTTTGGTGTATAATGCTCTTATATACAAAGGAACCCTATGAATTTCAGTGATTTGCCCAATAATTCTTGGGAAAAAGTAATGGTTCATCTTGTGGAACATATTGGTGGGGATGGTGGGTCTCTTGTAAAATGGAGTGGAGAAATCCCAGACCCAGTAGAAACAGCAACCGCAATTTTGGGAATGGTTCAACATTATGACCCAGATTATCGGGACTTACCAGAAGGTGCTCTTGCTAAAGGTTTTAGAGCATTTTATAGACTGGGAGAATATGAAAAATGAGATACTACGAAACCAGAACCTATGAGCACCAAAAGGACTTTGATGAAAAGAACCGAGCACAAAAGTATCTCACAGAATACCGAGATAAGTATCTTCATCTCCGTAAGGAAGTTCGTAATCTTGTAAGAGAACAAAACCTTACTATCACTCCTGATTTTGCTAAACTGATTGGAGTGAAATGACTAAACCAACAGACGAAGAACTTGATGGATTTATTGAAGGATATTTGAGTGATGGTATGGATTGGTGGTATGATAAAGAAATAGTGAGAGGACTTGCCCGTGCTTTACTTGAACATTTTGGCGATAAAGAATGACCCACCCATCATATTGTTGCCCTAAATGTGGAGCACAGATAGGATATATTGGAAGGTTTTTTCAGTTTCTTCGTATTCCATTACATCGGTGTAAGAAATGACTAATCCTCTTATAGAAAAATATAATGAACTCTACAATCCAAAACCACCAGAACCTCCAAAACCAGTAGAGAAACCAAAAGGTTTTATAACTTATGACCCTCACGATTTGAAAGCATCTTTTAAACAAGTCGCAGAACAAGTTATGAATTGCGATGCTATAGTTACAAATATGAGTATGGAAATGGATACGATGAGTAAATATAGTGCTGGTACTAAAATTACATTTGAGATTTATGTCCATAAGTATTGAAGACACTTGACGAACTGGAACAAGGTGCCTTCACAGGGCACTTTTTTGTCCTATAATACTTTCATACACACAGAAACCTGATTACCTGAAATGACCAAAAAAGAATTTATTGAAAAATATGGTAATGTGAAAGTTAAGTTTTCCACATACTACAAATATACTTTTACTTATGTTGGAGAACTTCCTAATGGTGGCAAAATCTCTGTTGGGTATGGTGGCAATGGTGATGACATCTATCGTTATGATGTTTCTGCTGATTATGAAGAACCTGTGAATTCAATAGAACCTTATTGTGGAACTGCTTATGATAAGGATGGTAATGTAGTTGATGATTTTTATGATTATTGATGTATAAAGAAAATTTTTGATGTGGGGATATGATGAATAAACCAACCTTCCCAAAACCCCGTCTTATCCGTGAAGATTTTTTACCTAATGAACCTATGAAAAAGTATCGTATCAAAAAAGAAACTTATGGTGATACTACAAAGTATTTTCCACAAGAGAAATTTTTGTATTCTTGGTATAATATCTTTGCCTATGAGGTTTATTTTGATGGTGGATATGATACTCTAGAAGAAGCACGGAAACGACTTTGTGAGTATTGTAGAGAACCTGTGGTAGAATACCTGAACTTTGACCCAAATGAGGATTGTAAATGAAAGTTTATTCACTCTATTATAAAGACACATTCGTAGTAGCATTTCCAAATCGGGAAGATACTATGGACTATGGTAAAAAGCATTATGATGAGTATTCTTGGGATTGCAATATCCTTGAAGAGTATTTGAGTAAATCTCCATTAGTTTATACTCCTTCTCATTATACTTCTCTTCATTCTCTCACTCCACCACAAACAATTCCTTGTAATACTGTGAAAGCATATGACTAAAACCCAATCAGCATTAGAACGAGTTATTATTGAACTTGATAGTTGGTGTGATAATTGGACACCCACATCTTATAATGACCCTCGCATTAGTTTGAGACAGATTGCTGACCGTGCCCGTAATGTTTTAGAGGAAGAGAAATAATGTTTGGTATTGAAAAGGATTTCCAAAAACTAATGGAACAAGTTTATGGCCCTCTCAACAAAGATAAAATGACTGAATTTCAACCAAAACCACAAACACCAGAACAAGTTGCCGATGGATTGCGTGATGCTTTTAGACAAGCAATCAAAGATGGTGTGATGGATGCTACCCCTTATCTGAACCAAATGACTTTTAACACCGATATTGAAAAGACGGAAGCAGAAATTAAAGTGCTTCAAAAAAAGTTGGAACTCCTCAAAGAGATTGAGACACATAAATCTCAACCACCAAGAATGAACTTTGAACTTGGTGGAAAGTTTGAGATTGTCTTTTATAATAATGAGAATTATTATCGTCTTGAATTTAATGATGAAAGTCATACTTGGTATAAGAGAAAGCATACTGGTGATGGTATAATGTTGGTGCAGATTACTGATGGTGAAACTCGTCATTTGCTTGAAGGTGTGTGGTTCAACGATGTGCGAAAGGGAAGATATACCGATGAGTTTGAGGAAGATACAACATCATCCACACTTTATGAGATGTTTTACAATAAAGGTTTAGTATCAATTTGTGATACTGTTTGTGATATTGTTGCCGAATGGTTGCCTGATGAGTTAGCATATGAAGAAGATGAGATGGGATATACTCAAGGATGGAATGATTGTTTGAATGAAATCAAGACGAAACTGCGATGACTGAACCATTAAACCATAAACTTGATATAAGTAAAATCAAAACACTCAAAGATGTAAAGAATGTTTTTGAGTGTATGAGTTTGATTACTAATGCGAGTGAAGAACACGAAAAGTATGAACTTCTCAAAGAATACTTCACAATTCCAAATGAGCCACAAGAACTCAAACTTGAACTACCACGAAAATCTTTGGAAGAAATCTCACAAGAGTTTGACGAGAAGATTGATAAACAGATTGAGGATGTAGAGTATAAGTTCGCACAACTCAAATACTATCAAGAGTATCAGTTTAGTAAAAAGATTACCAAGATTATTGAGGATATTGAGTATGCAAAGGAACACGGACAATTCCCAGTCAGACTTACAATAGGTAATTTAGATTGTTCTACTCTTGGTGTGAGCAGTGTTGTAGATTGGACTACAGAGTATAGAATTGGTAAAGATGAGGTAGGATACTGGGACATCAAACCAAACATCAAAGTGTATCTGAAAAAGAAACCAAATCTTATTGTCAGATACTTTACTAAATTACTTCTTGACTTTACTTGGAACGACAAGTGACACTTGACGAACTGGCACAGGAGCATCCCACAGGTGCTCCTTTTGCCTTATAATACTCTTATACATAAAGGAACTCCAAATGGCAATTGACACCAGCACCTGTATCAACATCCTTCCTGATGAGGAATGGTATTACACAGTTGAAGATTCAAATATTGTCACCAGTGATGATGGTTGTACTATTTCCTATTGGCAAGATGGAAAACGACATACTCACATTACTATGGAAAAAGAAGAAGCACTTGCAATCGCAGACGCAATCTACAAACTTTTTAAGAACTGATGGACTACGAAACTCACATAGACATCCACCAGTATTTCCCTGGTGATAGATTTTATTACAAACTCAAAGTCACAGATGTAATGAATATGGATTACTACTATGAGGGTAGTGCTCTAACTCTTGATAATGTTATGGAATGTATCCAACTTCACCTCAAACAACACCAGAACTGAAATGACTGAACGAGTAAAATTCAAAAGTATCACACGAGTGATTGACCCAAAGACACGCATTCATTATCTGGATGCTGTTGATGAGAATGGACAGCATTGGTCTGCTCAAATGACCCATCAAGAAGAACCTTGGATTATCTACAAAGAAGTTTGGAAAAAAGACCCTCAACAACCTTATGCCTAAACATCCTACCAACAACTGGAACTTTCACGATGATGCAGAGGATGCCTTTGTAAAGTGGTTTAATGACTTTTATAGTCCTTATACTTTTCGTAGTGAGTGGTTTTATGGGGACTGTAAAGTAGAAGACGAAAAGACCCGTGAGGACATTATGCACGGATGGATACATTCTGCATTCGTTGCTGGTTGGGAAGCAGCAAACTATGCTAAACTGGAAGAGGAAGTAGGACTTACTGATAATGAGTGATATAATCTACTACAAAAATGGTAAGGAAACATATCGTATTTCTCCTCCAACTCTTGGAACCAAATGCCCTGAGACTAAACTTGAAATCAAAATGACTGAACAAAAATTCACACTTGAACTCACACTTGACGAACTTCACATGCTTGATAAGTATGTTGAATATTGTGAAGAAACAAAAGAGTTTTTTGATAAACTCAAGAATGCTTATCCTAAACAAAAAACACCAACAGAGGAAGCATACAAAAGATGTTATGGGGAATATCCTTCAGGTACTCCAAGTGAAAATCCAAGGTGGGATGCTTTTCTTCGTGGTTATCAATCAACACAACCACACGCAGTTCCAGTTGATGAACCTGATTGGTATGATGAAGTAGAACATGATGAGAAGGACAATCCTCCTTATCGTATCACTGATGAAGTTGTGAATAAAATGCTGAAGAAGTGGGAGGAAAATCCACCAGACTTTTTGAAGTTTGAAATGGGTAAAACTCTGGAAGAACTCATTACTCGTTGGTGGTGTGATGTATTCACGACAAGAGAAGACTGGGATATGGAAACTGCGATTGATGATTTGATTGACCAAATTCAGTTGTGGTTGCCTAAAGAACAGGATAGTTCTGGAACACAAGATGTTTCTGTGATTGACCTTGTGGATGGTTATAATGATGCTCTTAAGAAAATCAAATCCAAATTGAGGAACAAATGATGACTGAACGCAATTTTACAAAAGAACTCCTATACTCATATTATAATGATATGGAAGGTGGAGATGACATTGAATCCATTGACTATCGTTCTTTGATACACATCATCACCGAACTTCATAGGAGGATTGAGAAACTTGAAGCATGGAAAGAACAAGCACAAAGTTCTGCTAAATCTGTAAGAGAACACATTGACTTTGAGGGTTGTTATGACTGATATAAAACCAATAAAACAAACTGAATATTTAAAATTACTTACTTCGGGTTGGAACATATTTTTTATTTGTTTTGATACTTGGAAAGGACTAATGACTACTCCCAATGAAGACAAATATCATATTGATTTGGGGAAAGAAGTTCTTTACAATTGGATGACAATTACACATAGGCATCGCATGTGATTATGACTAACGAAGACATCACAATGCCCAATGGCGACTTTCTAAAAAACTATCCAGATGTGACTCGTGTTGAAGTGATTACTGATACTGGAAGAGAGTTTGTTCGGTACGAATGCTCTAACGTTCAGGTAAGTCTTCAGGACGACGGACAAACACTTAAAGTATTTCTTTTTACGACTTATGAATGAAGATATGCCGTGGGTTAATCTCACACAAGAAGAAGTTGATGAACTCCGCAACAAAAAACACGAACTCACAGAATACGGCAAACAGAGGTTGAGAGAACTTATGAATATCAATCCAACTCATGAAGAAATGCTGGAAGAAGCAGAACGAAGAGAAGCAGAAAACAAAGCACTTGCTGCCCTTGATGAACTTTATGAAAAGCACGGTGATGCTATGCTGAAACTTGCTGAGATTGAAAAAGATGAGTGGGAACGTAGAGAACGTGCTGATACTGTGTTGGCACGATATAATGCTTTCTATAATGATGAATGTTCTGGGATGCCTCACGGCACACCAATCACACCAGAGCATATGCAGGCAATGACACTTGAATGTATGATTGATGCTCTCCGTTGTGAGAATATGAATATGGAGTATGATGTAATTGCGATTGATGACATCAAGGATTTGATTGAAGGATTGTATCGGCAGAGTGATGAGTTTTTGAAACGAGTGCAAGAGTTAAAAGATAGTGCTGATGGAGTAGCATAATGAATAAGATAGCACAAAAGTGTGTAGATGCTGCGCGGAATGTTGCTGAAGGTTCTCCTACACTTGGAAAACTTATCCGTGAAGGTAGAGACCCTATGGTTGCTAAAACTTATTATGAGTTTGCTGCTGTAATTCGTGAAGCAGTCAATGAACTTCAATACTATCATTTTGGTGATGGTGAGGATATGGTAGTTTCAGCAAGAGCACTTTATGAACTTGCGGATGCCTTGGAGACACTTGATAAACCGTCCACTGTACACCACAGAAAGGACTTGGATGCCCTATAATAAACCCACAAACACTCAATTACAATGACTTTTCAACCTTACAACATTGTTCCCGGAACTCAAATTATTCATAGCATCACTGATGTTTACGAATTTTCTGATGAAGTAGAAGGATGTACTCACACTGTAAAACTTCAAGCAGATAATGGGGGGGTTTACCTAGAAGCAACAGGAAAACAGCACGATAGTGAGCACAGAGGCATCACTGAATATATGTCTATCGCAAACAAAGAACTTGCGATTGTTGTTGCTAAACGAATTCTTGAACTTTACGGAGTAAACTGAAATGAACATCAAATTCAAAGGACATCAAGCAACTGACCGAGAAGTAGAACTTTCGCAACAAGAACTCTTCCAACTCTTTGAGATTATGCGTAAAGAGTTTGTTGAGCACATTACTTATTCCAGGTTCCGTGATTGTTATTCTCCAACTCCAACGGAGAAAAACATTATAGATTTTTGCAATTCTCATTCGGTTGATGTGGAATACGATAGAGACCGTATCGCATTCTTTTCTGCTATTCTTGATAACCTTAAGAACCCTTATCAATGACTAAAAAACTCTGTAAGGATTGTAAGTGGTACAGAAAATCCTGGGTTGAGCATATTCTTTTTAGAACTAGCAAATATGATATGTGTGCCTCTCCAAATACCACTGATGACCTTGTAAGTGGTTATAAGCAACGATTTTGTGATATGTTGAGGTCAAATAGATGGAAAGAACTTGATTATTCTTGTGGTCCTGATGGTAAATTCTGGGAGGAAAGATGAGTAGATTCATTAAAAATCCAGATGAGATTATTCTGGAAGATGTGAAGATGGTTCACTACGAAACGATGGAACAAGGTCGTGCTGTGTGGTTGGGAATCTATCTTAACAACGGTCAAGTATTTCACTTAAACATTGGTGGTGATAATCTTTATGTTAATTATAGTGAGGAGACACCTGACTAACTGGCACAAGACCCCACCAGAACCCTCAAAAACCTGCTATAATACTCTTATGAATTCAACCATCTTATGAATCTTCTTCAACGATACAAGAACTGGACTCGTAAGCAGTATAATCGTTACTGCTATGATGGTGATTTTGAACCTCAATTCAGGTGGAACCCATTTGATACTAACAACGATTGGGTGTATGATAATGAGAAGTGGAGACACTTTATCTGGGGATTTCAAGGTATAGCAAATGCTTGGGAGGCGTGGTCTTATTGGACGAGAGATATGAAGTATTCTTATAAACTTCCTTATGCGATGTGGGCGGAGTTGAATGATGGATGGATGAATATGTATGATTATTCCTGGACGAAGAAATGAGAAATCTTTTATGGTCTTTATGGTATAAGTATAAAGATTGGCAATACGAAAGAAAATGCCTCAAACATCTTGGTATGAAACCACAAAAAATGTATGTTTCTAAAGAAGCATATGATGAATTAGTAAGAAGAATTAACGAACCACCAGACCCAAAAGTAGTGGAAAGATTAAAAGAGATTATGCTCAAAAAGGCACCTTGGGATGATGAATGAAAAATCTAAAATCTTCTATGACATCTGGAAGTGTGCTTATCAAAGAAGAACACTATATAAAGGAACACCAAGAGAACACAGAGAGCACGAAACTATACGTATGTGCCTAGATATGAAAGACGTTGAGTTCTACAAGTTTGATACAGAAAAACCACGATACTTATGAGGAAAAAGTAAAATGGGAATGATGGATTATGTTCGTTCTTCTTATAATCTAGGTGAACATTTTACAGAAACTCAATGTCATACAAAAGACATTGAGGATGGTATTGGTGGAACAATGACCCAATACTGGATTTCTCCTGATGGGTATTTGTATCTTATTGATTATGCCCATACTGCTGACTTTGTAGAACTCAAAGAAGGTGATGATGGATATAATGATAATATGGCACTATTTAACTTTAGATGGATTCCGAATGGAACTCGTGGAAAAGTTAAGGTTCATTGTATCACAAAATATGTTGAGATTTATCCGGAACATTGGAAAGGAAAATGGGAAGATTGGCCACGGTGTAGAATACACTTTAAGTATGGCAAGTTAATGGATTATGAGGATGTTACTGGACGATGACAAATTCTGAACAATTTCCATATGAAACTTTCCCAATCAAACTTCAAGTTAAAGAAGGGAAAAATATTACAGTTTGTTTTTTTCAGTGTGATGAACACTTGCAAAAACAGCTAGAACGATATAAACTAGATAAGAAGGACATTAAGATTGATTATCGTGATGGAGAACCCGTTGTACGCAGTAAAAAACACAAGAGAGACGTGGAGCAAAAACCTAAACCAAAAGGTGACGGAAGTTCTGGTACAGTTTCAAAACGAACCAGAAAGTTGGATTCCACTTCACACCCTACTCGCAATTCAAAACAAAAGAAATGAATCCTGACGTTATGGAAAAGAAATGGTATGATGATAATGCCTTTTATGCTGAACAAAAACGTTGGGGTACTTGGCAATCTCATTATCCTGACGGTAAAGGTATTATCACCTCACTATCTGAAGAAGAGTGTATAAAGGCAACACGTTGGTGCTTGAAGGCAAAACAAGAAGGTGAGTTTGACAAGGCAGAGCAAAAGACTTATGATTCATTTGTTGGAGGAAAACTATGACACTACGCACTTTTATTGATAAGAATGGAAATTCCTGGGAATGGGAAGAAACAGAAGAACTGCGAAAAGCAGTAGAAGAATTGCATAAACAAAATAAATCTAAAGTTGAACTTAAATCAACAGAAGTATGAACTATCACGTTCTTGATGAATCTACTCCTTGGCACGATTGGATTTGTTATTGTGAGATTCATCATCAACTTAATCTTCCTGGAAAACCTTCTCTAGGAAGATTTTTATCATATCGTAGGTACTTAAAATCTGTTGGATTGATATAATGATTCGTAAGTTTATCAAGTGGTTTATTGCATCTTCACAAAAACATAATAGTGAAGATGCTGATTTATATGCCAAAATTGTAGAAATGGAAAAACGTATTTCTAAACTTGAGGAAGAAAACGTTGAGACATCAAACTGTCTTTATGAACTTCAAAACTCTATAGAAGCAGTTGATGCTCGTATAGATATTCTTACCATTGAGGCATTTACAAAAAATGTATGAACTTGACGATTTTGAAAAGGCATTGGCACATTTTGGTACAAGAGTAGATATTATTATAGCAATGGAGATTGGAGGCAAACTAGATGCTGACTCTGCTTACAAAAATATTAAATTTGAACTCAAAGAACTCAAACAAATCCGAAAGTCTATCAAAAAAGACAAGGATTTGTGATAAGTGTGGTGAAACAAAACCACTTGACAAAGACCACTATCAGGTTGTAAAATACTTCCGTGATGGTTTCTCTTATTATTGTCACGATTGTTCTAAACCAAAACCAAAAGATTGATTATGGACTATAAAAAGTATTCTCTTGAAAATCTAGAGAACTGGGTGCATGATGCAATTTCCTGTAGTGAAGCAACACCGCAGGAGATTTATGATGTGATTAAAAGTGTAGTTGACGAAAACTATTGCATCTATAAAAATCATACGGAAAGATGTTATGAACTTCTTGCTCTTCTGAATGGTAATGGTATTGGACATATTCCAGCATACGATGAGTATGTTGAGAAAAAAGAAAATCTTGTATGCGATAAAGATGATAAGTCTTCCAAGTGTCAAAAAGCGTGGAACGATTTCTGGGAAGAAAATTATTATCCTGAAGAATATTCCCAATACAGTGAAGAAGTGTTGAATGCGATGTGCGATAAAGCAGCATCAGAAAAAGATAAAGTAACTAAATGGATTCTTCCTGTTCAACAGATAATTGAAGAGGGTGTTGATGATTATTTTATTCAACTTCCTGACGATTTGTTGGAACAAGTGAATTGGAAAAACGGAGAACAATTATACTGGATTGACCGTGGTGATGGTAGTTTTGAAATTAAAAAAGTAATTAAACCTGTTGGAATGGAGGAATGTTGAAATGGCATTGAGTGAATCAGTTGAATCTAGTTTGAAAGAAGCAGAAGCAAGTCTCAGAAATGCTCTTGCTTATTCTGCAAGACAAGAGAAACCTTTTGTGAGTCGTGAGATCTCCGAGATGATTTGTCGAATTGATAGTTTGATTAAAACAGATCAACTTCTAGATAAACTTGAAAATCGGATGAAAGGTTTTGGTGATGATAAAGGTTCTTTTGGAACGTTCTTTAGTTAAGTTTTGTAACAGCACTCTAAAGACATTATTAAGGAATCCTATTTCTCAATTAAATAGTGTTATGATTTCCTCATATTCGGGAGCAAAAGAATGACTCTTTCGTCAGTAAACCAACATAAATTGACTGATGCAGAATTTGAAGAAATGGTAGCACTTAAAAATGCAATTAACCAACTTCCACAGTCGGTAGTTCCTGAGAAAATGGAACAATTTACGGAGTACCTTGTTCGTAGTCTTAAAGAAAGAGGTGGTTGATAAATATCTAAAAAAACAAATGGCAAAAACAGTAAAATTAGAAATTTCTGAAGATCTTCACAAAATGATCAAGGAACTTGCCGATAAAGATAGAAAGGCAAAAAGTCCTGAAGATTATATTTCAAATCTTATACTAGAAAAGTACAAAAAGGGTTAATGTGACACTCGAATAACTGGCACCTGGTCTTTCTCAAGACCATTTTTTTTTTTTGATATTATTACTTCATTGACCTTCGTTTCATGCTTCCTCTTCGCACTCATCAAAAAGAATCTTGTGTTGCACTAGAACAATACGATAAAGGAATCGTTTGTGCAACTACAGGTGCAGGTAAGACTCTTGTAGGAGTTGCAGATACAATTCGACAGTTTGAGTCTGATACTCCTCAAACTGTTGTAATTGTTGCTCCACGATTGTTGCTTGCGAATCAACTGTCTTCCGAATATCTGGAGCATATTGATAATGCTTCAGTTTTTCATGTTCATTCTGGTGATACGCATCATCATTCTTCAACAAAACCTGATGTTTTGTTCAAATGGTGGTTTCATACAAAAACTCATAAACTCATTTTCACGACGTATCATTCTCTTCATCGAGTGATGGAGTCTGATATTAAGGTGGATACGATTCATTTTGATGAGGCACATAATTCTGTGCAAAAGAACTTTTATCCTGCCGTTGAATACTTCAGTCAACATGCAGATCGCTGCTATTTCTATACTGCAACTCCTAAGTATTCTTCAACTCCTAAAAAACCTGGAATGAACAATGTTCAGGTTTATGGTAATATCATTGCAAATGTTTCTGCACCAAGAATGGTAAATGAAGGTTACATTATTCCGCCAAAGATTGTTGCTAAACAAGTTTCTTTGTCAAGCACTAATGTGTTTGAACGTGATTGCAATCATCTCATAGAAAGTATTGATGAGGCAGAAGTATCTAAGATTCTAATTTGTGCCAAGGCAACTAAACAAATTACTAATCTAATCTCACAGACTGATTTCTGTAAAGAACTAGAAGATCGTGGATATTCTTGGATGGTCATTACTTCCAAGACTGGTGCGATTGTTGATGGCAAAAAAGTAAATCGTGAAGAGTTCTTTGACACTCTTCACGAATGGAGTGTTGATGACTCTAAGAAGTTTGTCTTACTTCATTATTCTATTCTATCTGAGGGTATCAATGTTTCTGGACTTGAGGCAGTAATCTTTATGCGATCTATGGATGCCATTGGTATCTGTCAAACTATTGGTCGGGTGGTGCGATTGCATCATAAAGATGCCGCACGTCTTCGCTCTGGAGACTTGACACCTGGCAAACTTGAGGACTATCATAAGTCATATGGTCTTGTGATCATTCCAACCTTTAACTCTGTTGGCATTAGCACCGCCAAGAAAATCCAAAACGTGGTTGACATTGTGTTTTGTAAGGGTTTACCTGCTATTTCAACCATCAAACGCTGAATTACTACATCATGATTGACTTCAACACTTTTGAACTGAATCGTCTCTCCAAACTTCTGTATAGTCTTAAAGAATATACATCCAATAATCTTCGCTTTCCAAAAGCAGGAGAACTTGTAGAAATTGCCTATGATGTATACAGTAAAGGGCAACTAAAGCGTGTCAATCTTCCAGGCGTGGATTTGATTAGTAAAGATAAATTTACATACGAATCTAAAGTAACTCAGTTTAAGAATGTTTCGCAAGCGGCGGTGCGTAATGTAATCCTAAAGAATAGTCGATCAAAGGATTTTGTCAATGAAAAACTTGCAGATTTTTTTATTTTTACTGACATCAAATTTGGAAAAGCATGTTGTGTTCCTTCCAGTTTGATTTATAATATCAAGTTCAATGGCACAGTTCTGACTGGACACTGTGATCCTCACCCAGAATACTTTTTCCTTGATGGTTATGCCAAAAAATACGAAACAAACTACTTCGCAGAAGCAGAAAAGTTCGACTACGCCTACGTCGAAAGTTTCTGATGGATTTGAAACAAAAGATGGTTACGCCGCAGTTCCTTGGGGAAAACGATTAGTAATCATTTATAACGGAGAACAACTCACTGATGTAAGCACAGTTCTCCAAGCACAGAAGTTCATCAGACAACACCGGACCACTCCTCAAAGTGGCACAGTGTTTGTCTGATGAACCTACTCTATGCTATGATTACTATGTTCTAAACAAAACACAATGTATCAACTGAAGCATCATTTCCTCCACAACTGTGAGGATATTGATTTCCTTCTTGAGACAAACAAACTGTCTGTTTTCATCAATCGTTTGATTAAACAGGCATCTAAGCAAAACCCCGACTGTTACAATCCACTTCAATATATGGGTGATGGTTGGGAATTTTTTGCTGAGTTTTTTCTCAAGTTTCATAATGGAGATCACACTTTTACCTATCTTTGGGAATATGAACCAAATCTAGGTATTGATAATGGTATTGATGGATTTGGCAAATCCACATTAGATGGCAGTCTTGCTACTGTTCAATGTAAGTTTGTTGCAGATCCTGATAAGTATCTCACAAACGAACATAATCTTGGAAACCATGCAACAGCGAGTTTGAATGAGGGTTGGAGACCCAATGGAAAAAACCTTATTTGTTTTACCTCTGCTGCTGGTATTCACCGTTCACATGCTTATGCAGATCAAGCACTTTGCTTGAATAGAAAACTTATTTCTAGGCGAGTAAATGGTAATGTTGCTTTTTGGACTATTTTTCGTAACACTGTAAAGGAGAATCTGAAATGAAACTGCGTGAACATCAAGAAGAAATTAAATCTAAAATGATGCTGACTAATAAAGGTATCATTGTATCACCTACTGGTTCTGGAAAAACCATTTGTATGGCAGAAGATACAAAAAGATTTCTTCTTCCAGGAAATGTAATTCTTGTTGTCTCTCCTCGTCTCATGCTTGGACAACAACTTTTTATTGAGTTTGATACTTACCTTTACGACTATGATTTTGCTCATCGTGAAGTAAGTTCTCAATCATCTATTATTCATCGTGTTCGTAAAAAAGTAAAAATTCAACCTGAACTTCCTACAACAATTCCACAACAAATTTATGAAACTTATGAGATTGCAAAAGAAAATAATCTTCCTTTGATTCTTTTTTCAACGTATGATAGTCTTGATAAGGTAATTTCTTCAGGAATTCCAATTACTGTTGCATATTTTGATGAATCTCACAATGCAGTTAAAGGTAATTATTTTGATGCAGTAAAAGATACAAGCAAAAAATCTTCAAATTGCTTTTTCTTTACTGCAACTCCTAGATACACTTCATCTGGATCTTCTAATGGACCTGGTATGAATAATGTATCTGTCTATGGAGAAATTATTGCAAGTGTACCTTTTAATTATCTTGTTGAAAAAGGTTACATTGTTGAACCGTTTTTGCATCGTCAAAAATCTGATGCTTGTATTAAGAACTCTCATCCTGAGCAAATTGACTTTCAAACTATTGTAGAGAACGTAGACTATTACGAAAAAACTCATACACATACTCATGCACATAAAATTCTTTATTGCATGAAGGGCACCAAGAATATCAAGGATCTTTTATATAAGACGAAGTTCCAGGATTGGGCATCTGAGAAGGGTTATCATGTTCTTTCAATTGATTCACAAAATGGTGGATATATTGATGGCAAAATGATGACCAAAGAAAAGTTTATGCCTAAACTTAAAGAATATGGATCAGATCATAATGCTAAACTTCTTGTTCTTCATTATGAAATGATTGCCGAAGGTATTGATGTGAAAGGATTTACTGGCGTCTGTTTCATGCGTTCTAGTCTCAATGACATCTTCATTACCCAAACTATCGGTCGTTGTATTCGTGCAGCGGGTGAGTGGAAAAAGTATGGAGTTGTAAGCATTGTAGAGCATGAAGATGACACTTCAGAAGTTTCTGATTTGACCAAGCAAATCATCATCTCTCTCCTTCAACATGGTGTGCCTCTTGACTCTATTTTCACAGAAGTTACAGGTCGAGGTGAATCCGAAGAAGTGATCGAAGATATTCAAGAACAATTCAGAAAAACTGCTAAAGATATTGAAATGGAATGGATTCATGAAAATCTTCTTGAAGATTATAGAAGTAAAAGTGTAGAGGAACTTATGCTTGACCTTATGCCAGCATAAAAACTGGCACATCTTTCAGATTTTTTCTTCATTCTTTGATATTGTACTCACATGCAACCAACAATCATGAAACTCAATCAGGAAAAGCAAGCACAATATAAAGTGCTATGCGAAAAAATTGCATTTATTAAAAATACAATTAGGTCTTCTGATTTTTACAATAATCTTCATCCATCAGGAGAAACGGTAATAGTTGCATCACCACATCTTCTTACTCTTTCTCTTCTTTATGGACTTGGTAACCATGACTATTTTGTTTGTGGAAAAGAAGATTATGGTTTTTTGAAATCAATCAAAAAATTTGAGTTCGGAAAAAAATATGATACTGCTTTAATGGATCTTGACAAAGAAGTTCCATATCAAGGAAAGAAAGTTAATACATTCACTCAATGGTTTAGGCATGTTATTTCTCAAGTTCTAAAGGATGGTGGTACTCTTAAAGGTAAGTTTCCTCTTCCACTTATTCTTCAACTTCAAGATAAAGATTACGACTGGTTTCAAGTAGAAAAAATTAAGATTGATAATAATTATTGTTTTGTTGAAGTCACTAAGAATAAAAAACATAAAAATACATTTGTAGAGTATTCTACTGGAGAAATTGTCGAAGTAGATGTCCATCAGGATACAATTCTTCATCACTATAATGAAGGTGCTTACAATTATGTTTTTAATTGTAAAAAACAAAGTGAGTATAAGAGGATAACATTCTCTGGTTCTAAGGTTGCAGAAAAAATCCAAGCAGTCAAAGACAATGCTAAAAAAGAAGGTAAATATGGTTTAGTCGTGTACTCTAACATTCCTAAACTGAGAGCAGAGAAATTGGAAAATACAAATGTAAGCAGCGGATCGGATTGTTATTTGTTTGACAGTCAAGAAGAAAGAGATTCTTATTTTGATATTCTTCACAATCCGAAAGTCATTGCACTTGCAAAAAATTTGTCTTATAATCAAACAATCAATGTAAAAGTTCAATCGTATCTTATCAACTCATCCATATTTCAGTATGCCAGTTAATCCACTATTAGAGCAGTTTTTATCCACAGAAGTTGATCTTTCTGATGTTCCAGTAAAACAGTTTAGAGTAGAAGAAACAACTCTTTTAGATGTAAAACAATTCTTAGAGCACTGGCACTACTCTAAATCTACTGCTGCTCTGATTCAGAGGCATGTGTTCAAATTGATGTATGAAAGTGATATTATCGGAGCAATGGTGTACGGACACCTTGCGATGGTAAATGCTTGGAAAAGATATGCAGATAATCCAGATGATGTTATTGAACTCAGAAGACTTTGTTGCATTGACAAAACTCCTAGAAATACTGAATCTTACTTCATCGGAAAAACAATTCGATGGTTGAAGAAGAATACTGATATTAAAAGAATCGTATCATATGCAGATCCTTTTCATGGTCATGAAGGTGTTATTTACAAAGCATCTAATTTTGAACATCGAGGAATGACTGCTCCAGGAAAAGTTATTATGTTTAATGGTAAGAAATATCATGATAAGTGTGTAAGAGACATCAATAAAAAAATACTAAATGAGACTGGAGAAAGAGTTCTTGCCCAATCTGCGGTAAGATTACTTGATGCACTTAAATCTGGAGAAGCACAGTGGATAGAGACACCAGGAAAGCACATCTATGTTTATGAACTCAGGTGACAGTTGAGGAAGTGGCACACTACACCTTCCACCTGCCCTCTGGATGCAGTATCTTAAGTTCATGAGGCACAGAGGTTGCCTCAAGACATCACAAACCACTTTCAAGTAAACTCATGGCAACAAGAAGTCGCATCGGTATTCAACTCTCTGACGAATCTGTGCTCTCTGTGTATCATCACTCAGATGGTTATCCTGAATGGTTGGGTCGTATTCTCACCACTCACTACAATAGCAAAGAACTTGCCGCTGAATTGATTGATGGTGGAGATATGTCCTCCTGTTGGACTAAGAATCGTTGGACTTTTGAAGGTTCTTCGATTGAAGTTGAAGAATATGGTCCCCAGTATTTTGTGAGAGAAAATGATGGTGAGTGTCCTCCTCGCCTTGATGCAAATAAGTACGATTACCTTGCAGAAGGTGAAGAGTACGCATATCTCTACACTCTAAATGGTGAGTGGGTGTGCTATAATCGTAATGAGTTCGGCAGCAAAATGCCCGAAATCGTTGAAATCCCCTCTGGTGCTCTTGCTGTTTGATCTTTTTTAATTATGACACAACAATTTAACATTGGTGATATTGTCACCAAACAATACGGCAAGAAACCTGCCAAGATTACTAACTCATATTCATATTCTGGTAGTTATGGAGGGGGGCAATACTCTTGCAAATATCTTCATAACAAACAAACATTCTCTGCTTACGGAACCGATCTAAAACTTTACGATGAGGAAACTGAAATGACTGTTGACACTAAAACTCTCTATTCTTTCACTGTTGATGGTAAGGTTGCCTATGGCACTCACATCGGCACCAACAGTAGCAACCAATATCTGATTGAAGAAAAAGGTACTGGTAAAATTCATGTCTTTGATAAGAAAGACCTGGAAGAAGTTGTACCTTATACTTTCAGTGCATCTATGGGTGGTAAAGAAACCCATTATGTTGGTACTCCTGGTGCTCTGAACAAAGGTGATGTGCTACTCTACACTGGTTCCAGCACTCCTCAAGTTGCCGTGGTAACTGGTGTGGATACAAAAAACAAAAGTGCCCGATCCAAGTTCAAGGGTGCTAAAATCGTAACTGAGGCAATCTGATGAAAACTACTACTGCTATTGGTGTTACTTTTGGTGTAATTGTCCTTGTTGTTGCTGGACTTCTTTTTGAAGCGTGGTTGCTTGGTTTGATTCTATCTTGGTTTGGTGTTAATTTTACGATCTGGCAAACTTTTGCTATGGTCTTTCTTGCTAATCTTATTTTCAAAAATACTGGAGTATCTTCTAAATGAAACAACAAAACGGATTTATTGACTCTGGTGTTGCTCTGATTGTAGTTGGTGCTGTTGTCGTTGGTGGTCTCATCTTCATTGGTGGTCCTCAATACAACGTATGGCAACAATCTCTTGCAGGTAAAGCAGAACTGCAGAAAGCAGAATATACTCGTCAGGTTGCAGTTCTGGAAGCACAAGCAAAGAAAGATTCTGCACAACAACTTGCTGATGCTGAAATCATCCGTGCTCAAGGTGTTGCCAAGGCAAACCAAATCATTGGTAATTCATTGAAAGATAATCGTGAGTATCTTCAGTATCTGTATATCACGGGCATTGAAGATGGTAGCAAGAATGGTAATGTGACCATTTATGTTCCTACCGAGGGTGGTATGCCTGTTCCTACACTTCAGATGAACAAATGAACCGAAATCGTAAGTATGTCATCTCCGGATTGACCGTCTTTGCATTTATTCTTGGGTGGAATGTCTTTCTAATTCAACGAGATGAACAACTTTATGATTCTTATTATCATACAAAAGCGGTAGAGAATCTACAGAAATCTCCACCCACAAATGTTCGGTGATTTACTTTCTTCTCATCTCAGCAGCATTTGGGTGGTGCTTTACTGTTCTATTCTCAAAACACTTCAACTATCTGGACGAGAACAAAACAAATGATTTCAAAACGCCTTCGAGAACTGATTATGAAAGCTGAACGTGAAAAAGTTGCCCGCGAGTTCTGGGCAGAAATTGAACGAGAAGCAGCACGTTTAGAAATTCCTGTTGACTATTATCTTGCGGAATTCTATTGACAAAGACAACAATCAATTCTAAACTTGAGAGGTAATTTACAAACACAAATGGCACAAAAGTTTCTTTATATCGTTGACCACTACATTCCTTTTCCTTCCAGCGAATATGGTGGAATTTGGAATGTAATCGCTGAAGATGATGATGAATGTTTTGATTTGATTACTGCAGATGATGAGGGTAATTTCTATGAGAAGTTCTATAGCAATCTGAGAGAAAACATCCTCAACGCAAGAACTTATGCTCTTGCTGAAAATGTAGAATCCACTGTCGTTGAATCTTTTACCACCTGATGAGTAATCCTGAAATCAATCGTCTTGCGTTCGATTTGAAACAGCAGTATCAAGAACGCATTACTTTTCTGCAACAGCAAATTACGGAGCAACAACATGAAATCTTGCGTCTCCAAGAACAAATCAAATACATGTCAAAAGACAGATTTTACGATTGTTGATTTTCCACATTATCCACCAGAAGGTTACAGTTATGAGTTTGAAGAGTTCAAGCGTGGTGTGGTGTCTATATGGTTGCGTTGCCATCATAGGTTTGATTACAATAATGGTGCCGCAACCAGAACCATCTGGGGTTTTTGGAAACAAAAAACAAATGAATACTTCTCCCCCGTCAATAGTAAGACCATCGGTGCTTGTGTAAATATCAAGGATACGCGGAACTATACCGCAATTCCTCTGAATCTAAATCCACTAGAACTTGCATTTGTATGAATTACATTCCACAAGTAAACGATTACGTTATATGGACAAAAGGTGTTGAAGGATGGATTTATTTCAAGGATAAAGAATATATTACTATTGAGTATATTGTTCGCCCAAAAGATGAAGTAAATCTTGAATGTTGTCCTATTCACAGAAATGAACGATTACTTGTGGTTTGTTACGCAAAACAATGGAAAGAACTAAAATATATTAAATCGAGAGATTCAATCTATGGAGAAACAGAAAAATGCTTGGCGATTACTTGCTAAAGCATTGGGTGAAAAAGCAAGCAAATGTAATAAAGAGGCGGATAAAGTAGCACTTATCCGCCTTGTGATGTTTCTGAGTATTTTTATTACCAACTGCTTCATTGTTGCTAATGCTATTCGACATTGGAATGATGAGACAGTTATAAATGTTGAAATTTTAATTGATGAGGAAAATGTACCAGGTTACTTATCTGAAACCCAAAAAGAAAGGGTATTCCAAACAAACCGCAACATTATTTACGATTGATGATGCTGAGTTTTGGAGTAAAGCAGTCGAAAAACAAGGTGCAAAAGATATAAAGATATTGGTGAAATAAATAATCAAAAACAAGAAAGATGCTGACATTTAGAGAGTTCTACAAAATCTGTGAAGGAAAGAAACCAGAAACTCCTCCACATGCAGTTCCAGGAACTGTCAATAGAGATGCAAGTGGCACTCTCACTTATACTCTTCAATCCTATGATGGTCCTACAAAAAAACCAACAAAAAAGGAAATTAAGAAACAAGTGTTAGACCAAAGTGGTGGAAAGAAAGTGGAAAAGCACGCTAAGAGAGTTGCAAGACAAATTAACAAAATATAATAAAAAAAGGAGAGGGTAAAACCTCTCCTTTAAGCATATATTAGAATAAATATCTAAAAAAGTCAAGATACGATGAAAACATTTCAGAAATTTAATGAAGATGTGCAATCATTAAGAAGAAATCTTGATACTATATCACAGCAGGATGCTCCAGCAAAAAGACTTGTACAGAGAAGAAGAATTGCTGCTGAAAGATCAAAAACTTCTGCAAGTGATTTTACAGAAAGACAGCGAGCAAGTGTGCAAGCACAAAAGGAAAAACATGCACAAATGAGACAAGATCATGAAGAAAGGCAGAAACAATTAAGAGCAAAAGGACAGGCAGAACAAGAAAGAAGAGAAGCGGAAAGGCAAGCAAGATTAGAAAGACGAAATCAACAAGAGGACTTACAATTAGAACAAGATCCTCATATGACACAAACTCCGTTCAATATCATGAAATCAAGAGAACAAACGAGAGGTAGTATTTCTCGTAGAAACAAAATTAGAACTTCTCTTGACACAAAAGAGAGAACTCAACAACGATCTCACAATGCCATTCTCAAAGCAATTATGAGTCGTTAGGACAGTTGGATAACTGGCACAAGACTCTTGACTCTCTCTTCAAAATCCACTATATTGTATTTGTTGAATTGAGGAACACTCAGTGAACACCTTTGACAATCCACAAATTGAAGAAGATCCTTATTTCAATTTCATCGAAGAAGATGACATCTTCATTGATGAAGAGTTTGATGATAGGTCATTTAATGAACACTTGAACTCCACCCACGATTTCTGATTATGACTCCTGACACTTACACTTTTTCTGGTGATGCTGTTACCTTCCTTGGTTTGGTTGGTGTTGCTTCAACGCTTCTTATTGTTGTTACTTCTTTCCGCAGGTTTTTCAACAGTCCTTACAATGTTCGTGTGACACCTAAAGTTACTCAAGAAACCACCACTGAAATTACTGAATCCTGAAAATCATGACTGACACTGTAAACGTCCTGCCTCATCTTCAAGAACTTCGTGATGCTTGGAGGCGTCAAGACTTTAATTTCACTCCAAGTCAAACCGAAGAATATCAACTACTCTTAGAAGCAAGGCGACAACGAGTTAAGTATTTTTACGATAATGATCTAGTTTGTAAAATTAGTAAGTCTACACAAGATAAACTCAAAGAAGACAACTAAATAATGATGCTTAAGCGTCGCAACTGAAGCACAGAAGAGGAGCAGAAATGCTCCTCTTTTTGTATAAATAATACTGCGACGTTTAAGACAAGAATGAATAACTATTATACCTACGCATATTTACCTAATGGCAAAATCTGGGAAGAATATACTTCACTAAGAGAATTTTGTATAAAAAATAATATAGAAAGAAATCAATTTAATAGGTATTGGACAGTTGAACAAGTGACCACTACTCATTGACTTCGGCACCCCGATGCACTACGCTTAAGGCATGAACAAAAAACCAATGAAAAACATTCACCTGAATCATCCTGAAGATGAGGTGCTGACAGGAAACTTAAATTGTCTTGATTGGTTCTCTGCTGATTCTAACATCAGCATCAAGATGGACGGTGCTCCAGCATTAGTCTGGGGCACAAATCCTCAAAATGGTAAGTTCTTTGTTTGCACGAAGGCAGCATTTAACAAACAAAAGATTCGCCTTTGCTACAACGAAGATGATGTTTTCACTCACTTTGGACATCAGCATCGTGTAGCACAGATTCTCATCTTCTGTCTTGATTTTCTGCCTCGCACTAAACAAGTATTGCAAGGTGATTGGATTGGTTTCGGTAAAGGTTTAGATACTTTTACGCCTAATACAATTACCTATAAGTTTCCTGAAGTAGTACGTCAGGAGATTATCATCGCTCCACACACAATCTATGGTGGTGCTGATGATATTCGAGAGATGATTGCTGCTCCTCTGCAATCCAAACTGATTAGCACTAAAGATTGTCTCTTTGTGCAACCAGAAGCATCAATTTGCCCTTATCGTGAGGATATTGAAGACTTCTGCAAGTTTGCAAAGCAAATGAGCACACTTTGCACCTTTGTAAATGACAAACAAGCAAAGGAACTCAAAAAAGTCATCAATTCTTACATCCGCGAGGGTAAGGAAGTGGACGAGCATGAAATTGCAGAAAATCATGATGTTGATGTGAATCTCATGAGACTTTGGAAACTTATTGAGTCTATCAAGATGGATATGTTCTTCTACATTCAATCCGACACTGACATTATTTGTCAGATTGATGGTAGGTTGAGTGATCATGAAGGATATGTGATGCACAATGAGTTTGGAAGTTATAAGATTGTCAACAGAGATGAGTTTAGTAGATTGAACTTTACAATCGCCAAAAACTGGTAATCAATCAACCACCTTCGGGTGGTTTTTTTATAAATATCTAAAAAGAAATTTGCAACAATGGACGCAAAAGATATTCGTATTATTGATGAAGTAAAAGAATTTGGTAGACATGTTTTTGTTCGTAAAGTTGATTGAAAATGAAAACTTTTACACAATTCATTACAGAAGCAAAGAGATTGAAGTTCGTAAAAATGTATCACGGAACTTCCGCGTCTTCTGCAGATAAAATTAAAAAATCAGGATTTAACACACCAGAAGTTTATACTTCAACTTCAAAAGAAACAGCAAAATCTTTTGGAAATAGAAAAGGTGAGGACACTAAACTAGTATCTTTTAGAGTTCCTAAAAAGCATATTGAGGACAAACCACCTGGAAAAGTTGTAAAAACAGATGGGCAAAGAGGAACTGATAAATGGGGTAGACAACATTATTCTACAACCATGAGTAGTGATTATGCGAATAAACATATTTCAAAAGAAAAACAAGGTGTAATAGATTCTCCAAAAATTCCTAAAAAATATCAAAGTTTATTGCCTGCAGACAGTAGATTCAAAAGAAGAACTCAAACGCAACCAAAGAAAAAACCAAGTGTTTCAGAAGCAAAAGAAGCAAGACCACCTAAAGAAGTTCTTTCTAAAATAGCAAAGGCATATGGGAGGAAACATCGTGGCGTGAATGTTGATACTTCTCATAGTGAAAGAACAGGTAACATTCGTGTGGATCAATTATGGGTTCCTCCCCATCTTCAGGGAAAGGGAATAGGAACCAGAGTGATGAAAGGTCTTGGTAAGTATGCAGATAAAACTGGTAAAAAAATCACCTTGAATCAAGATCCTGATCCTGGAAAGAAAAAGAAATTAGCAGACTTCTATAAATCTCATGGATTTGAAGCAAATAGAGGTAAAAAAAGAGATTTTTCAACTTCTGATACACATATCAGACATCCACAAGTAAGAGAATCTATCAAACTTTTAGATGATGCTTGGATTCCTCCTGCATCAAAAAGATTGAGAGGTGGAACAGAAAGTCCATTGAGTGCTGCAAGAAAAAAAGGAACTGATGTTAATAAAGTAAGAGCATCAGTTAAAACATTCGCTGAACCAATCAACAATCCAGGACATCCTGACATTGATTACAAAAAGAATGAAAAGACAGGAGAGCATACATTTACTCATCGAAAGCATCCAATTCAAGTAAAGTATTCTGCAGGTGATAAACCTGGAACTTTTATTCAGAATACAACTAAAACTGGAGAAACAACTGATAAAGTTGGTGCAGCGAGAGCAATGCAAGACATTAAAAAAAGAGTATCATCTTCAGCAAGACCTGGAACTACATTAGTATCACAACCTGTAGGAAATCGTAGAGCATCATTGAATACAAGAACACAGGGAATGAGTGCTCCAAATGAAAAAGGTGTGCAAGCAGGAATTGCAAGACATCGTTCACCAAAACAAAAAGCAAAAGGGGCAAAACCTTTAGATCCAGTGAAACATACTGGAACATATATTGATCCTAATCATTAATTTTAGGACACGTCACAATTCTCTTCATGATTTTATATTTCATGATATAATTGGAAAAATAAATCAAATTATGCAACTCAATCTCACTGCAATCAAAAAAGACTTTATTTGGGTTTTTGATCATGAACATCAAAACACTGTAGAAGAACCATTGTGTAATGGTACTGAACTTGTTTTGAATGAGTATTTTGAAATTGATATGAGTCGATCTGCTAAAAAAGGAGATCGACTTGATATTATTGTAAGTACAGAATCTTTTGATCAATATGATACTGAACTTCAACTTCAAAAAACTAATGATGAAGGATCTGTTTATTTGGATACAGAACTCTATGAAGAAGTTTGGTTGTGTCCTTGGTTGCAATCTTATTTTGGAAATATACCTGAAAAATTATATGTAAAGATTGATGCTGTCAATCCAGGTTTAGAACAATATAAGAAAACAATGCGAACAGGAGTAAATCCCTTTTCTAAATACTTAAAAAAAGTATTTCAATGATTACCTTCAAAGAGTTTTTAGAACTTGCCGAATCATCTTCACCAGAAGGAGGTAGAAGAAGACTTGCTTCTCGTGGTCCAGGTGAAAATACATGGGATAGAATAGATGCTAGAAGAAGAATCTCAGATAAAGTAGCACTAAAAAAAGCAGGATTCAAGAGACGTGAATCTGGCGAAGAACCTAAAGAAACTGATGCTTCGGCATCACCTCATCATCGTTCTACAGTGGGCACTTATAAAAATCAAAGTGATTACGTTCTAGATCAAATACCACTTAAAAATGTTGGATCTGGAAGAGGGCAATCTAGAGTAAGATCAACTGCATCTAGAGTAAGACACGCAAAAGCATTAAGAAAGCAGTTAGGTGGTGATCGTACATCAAAACCAGTACATGATGTTGCAATTCTAAGTGATACTCCTCATGCCAAAAATGATCGAGAAGACTTAATCTCAAGAGGAAGGAGTTTCAAGAAAGAAGTGCAATCAGTTCCAAAAGCACTTCAAAAAGCAGGTGCAAAACCAGGTGATAAAGTTACGTCAGAACCTTCAGGAACTATGAGTGGTGAAGACAAAATAAAAGGAAAACAAAAAAGAGACAAGATCTATACGAAGGTATTGAAAGCAAAAATGAATCCAAAGACTGGTAGGACGATGGGTACAATGAGAGGGTAATCATAAATATTTGAAAAAACAATAACCTCATGATTACCTTTAAAGAGTTTTTAGAACTTGCAGAATCCTCAACACCAGAACGCGGTAGACGACGCCTTGCGTCCCGAGGAACATCTGGATCATCAGCAGAAAGATTAAGACAAAGAAGAAATACTTCAGATAGAGTAGCGTTGAAGAAGGCGGGATTCAAAAGACCTGCGAGTGGAAAAGATTCTGTAGGAGATGAATCCACCAGATCTGCTCATCATTATACTACAGTAGACACTGATGCTAATCAAAGTGACTTTGCTCTACGAAATACGTATCATAAAAATCTTAGAACTGGTAAATTTGTAACAAGGAGAGGAGGAAAAGTAGATAAAGTAACTCCAACATCAAAAAGAGTTAGTCACCTCAAAACACTGAGAAAGCAATTAGGTGGTGATCGTACATCTAAACCAGTACATAATGTTGGAGTTTATACTGATGACGATTATCGTAAAAATGATCCAGATAAACTACCACAAAGACAAACAAGTTTCAAAAAAGAACTTCGTGGTGGAAAGGATGCTCTAAAACATGCAGGTGCAAAACCAGGTGATAAAGTTGCATTTACACCTTCTGCAGTAAGGGGAGATGAAGATCCAAAAAAAGGAAAACAAAAAAGAGATAGTATCTATACTAGACAATTTAAGGCAAAAATGAATAAAAAAACTGGTATAACAACTGGAACAATGAGAGGGTAATTTCTGATTCGGTGACACTTGAAGAACTGTCACACAATATGGGCACAGCACTCTAAATGGTGTATTGTATCTGTGTTGAGACAAACACCTCATGACTGCAACTCAAACCAAGACTCTGTTCGAGACTGGAAATGATCTCTCTGATGATTTCATGAAAGTTTGTTATCGTCGCATGAAATCTGATAGTTTTGATGTATATGAGATGATTGGAAACTCTAAGGTTTCTATCAATCATCGTGCTCGTCGTGGACCTTCTGAACTGATTAAAGAAGATCCTATCAAGGGCAACACTTACGTTGCAGGAATCGCTTATGATTCTTTTAATGTTTGGGTAAATGTTCAGGATGCTGATTCTAGCATTGGTCGCCCTGGTTGTTCTAAATGTGTGGCAGAAGATGTTCGCACGTTTGATGATGCTATCTCGATCGCACAAGAATATATTTGATTTGTAAAAGGTGGACAGTCTCTGAACTGTCCACCAGACCTCTCAGATTGACCCACACTGCCCTTAGAATGACTTTGTTGAATCAACCACCCACTGACATGGTATTTCACTACACTACCAACTGGAAAGAAAACAAAGTGTGTCAAATGTGGATTGAAGAGGTTGGAAAGAACCTCTATGTTGCTGTTGCATACAATCCTGAAGAGGATAAAAGTATGACAATGAGCAATCCTCGCGGTTACTTTGATACTCTTGATTGGGTTCGTGGTTGGTGTGGAAGTTTCTCTATTGTTCCTACTTACTGCTGATTTTCAACACAACTTTGAAGCACAGGAGTTTCAAACACGATGAAGTACATTGTCGATCTCTACATTTCTGGAAAAGTTTTTAAGGAAGAAGTACAAGCACGAAATCCTCAAGATGCACGTGTAACCGCACTTGCAAGAAATCCAACTGCAAAAGTTGTTGGCGTTAATGCGACTTTCAAATGATGAACACTACTGAAGAACTAACTATGACAAAATCTTTGCAACTTTTGTGTGATGGATTTAAGAATGAGTTTGCTGCTTATGTATTTGCAGAACTCCAAAACACTGATCTTCTACAACAACTTTCATCAGAGTTTGTAGAGTCAGATATTAAGGTGGTTGATAATGAGCATCAAGAGGAACTTTCAATGATGCTGATTGAAACTCTGGATGTAATTGCACAATGAATTATCTTTGCCTTGTTGATGGTATTGTTGAATATGGAAGCAATGATCCTGCTGCATTTGCACATTATCAGTTGATGTATGCCGAAGATCACAAAGGTGTTGATGTAGAGTTTCTTACTCTCACTGATGAAGAATATGATATAATGTTTCCTTGTGAGGATGAAGAATGACTTTTCAATGTCCTCGCTGTCAGGAACGTGTCAAAGATTGGGAAGGTGATGATCCCAAATGTGGATTTGATGAGAATGGCAACTTTCTAGAAAACAACTGGAACTGTGCCACTCTTAATGCACTGCGTGATAAGGCAAATGCAAATCGAGTCTGGTCTGATGATTATAGTATGAGTATCATTCAGACATTTGGTGTAGGTTTTGGTATTCTTCGTTGGTATAAGAGTCGTGGTCAAACTGATGATTTCCGTGATGAATACTTTGATCGTGGAACTCTAACGTATGCTCAACAACTTCTAGGTGATAGAGAACCTGACAATGGTTTTGATGGTTGGGAAGATTCTATTTTTGATGTTGAAGAATGACTCACTCTAACCTTTCAAAGATTCGCCCCAAACTGAGAACGCAGGGCAACATCACTGGCAATTTTGGACGTGCCAAATCTAAGGCAGGTTCTTCACTCAATGACATTGGAGGTAATGGTAACATTGGTGTCACACAACAAGATTATCTGAATCGTCTTTACAATGCTTTTGATAACACTACCGAACCTAAACTTCGTCAGTTCATTTATCAAGAAATTAAGAAGATTTTGATACAACAAAACAAATGGTGACACTTGTGGAACTGGCACAGTAAATGAGCACAGTGCTCAAAATCCTGTATTCTTAAGAAGTCGAGAGGAACACCACCTGATGATTGAGTTTCCCACACTTCAGTCCAAAGACAAAACTATGCTCGTGGGATTCTATCCCATTGAGGATTGCTCCACTCACACTCTCAAGATTCTATCTTGGAAGGGTGTTGATACAATCTCTCAAAAGTGCATCAGCAAAAAAGATGCAATTCGTGAGATTGATGAGCGTCTTGCACTTGATTATGTTATCACTGGTGACAACATTGATCTAGTTCAAGAGTACAACTTTATGCAAGGTGCTTGTTGATTATGTTGATTTTAGGTGGGTTTATTGTGACAATGTTCGCGTTTCTATTTTATCTTGAAGATCGCTCTGGTGGCGGTCTTTATGATCCTGACCCTTCTGCATCTTATCGTCACAAAAAATCAAAAAAATGAGAATTGCATTTCTGATTGCTACTCTTGCACTTGGTCTTCGCTTTGGTCTGATTGCACATGCAACAACCAATGAGTATCAAGAACAACAAGCAGATCGTTTCTGCCAAATTAACACCAACTACTGCAACACAAAATGACATTCAACCGCGAACAACTGATTGCTGATTATGCTCAGCAGATCCTAGATGGAATGGACATGAAAACAATGGAGTGTTTCGTTTATGACACTTTGCAGGGCAATCTATCATCCTATTCTGATGCTGAACTGATTCGAGAAGTTACAGAATACAGTCCCGAACTGCTGGAGGATGTGCCAGTTGAATAGGTGGCACATAAAATGAGCACAACGTCCAAAATCCTGTATTCTTAAGAAGTTCAAGGAACACCAAACATGACAACCGCAACCGCCTCACGCACTTTTGTTCACCAGTCTGTAAACAGCAGTGCAATCTCCCAACTCTCTGTAATCTCTGGAGAGATGGAAGGAACCTATGATCTGCTGGTTATCTTCAACAGCAATCCTGATAAAATCTATCAGTATGCTTTTGAAGATGATGCTGCTGCACTTCGTTGGATTGATCTTCTGAGCGATAGTGAAGCACGAGAAGCAACATCCTGGGGTAGCGAATTGAATCGTGCTCTGAAGCATGGTGATCTCGAAATCCTTGCAGTGTGACACTTGTAGAACTGGCACACCAAATGAGCACATCGCCTCAAATCCTGTATTCTTAAAGAGTCCAAGAGACCACCACAATGACTTTCGTTTCTTTCTCTGAAGCAAATCCTAACTTTTCTGCCTACATGGTAATGGGCGGAACTGATTATGAGGGTGAAACTGCACAAACCACTCGTTTGTTTGATTCTAAAAAACTTGCAGAAGAGTATGTTGAAACTCTGATGAATGAGCATAGTTTTGATTATGCTTTCATGGCAATTATTGCTAATGATGGCAAACTTTGGAACATGCCAGGTGCAACGAAAACTTATTATCGGAAAGATGGTGAAATTGTCAGTGAAGATGAAAGACTCTGGTTCAATCAAAAAGTAGCAGTGTGACACTTTGACAACTGGCACAAGGGCACTTGCGGTCTCTGCGGTGCCCTTGTATTCTTAAAGAGTTCAAGCAATTCAATCATGTTTATTCTGAACGAAACCGCTAAGAATGATCCTGCAGTGCAAATTGCAATTCAATCTTACAAACAACAGTTGCAACAAGAAGCAGAGTACAGTGCTAAAGTTCGCGCTGGTCTGATTCAACCTCAACCCACCAATGTTTGGAACATTTCTGATCGCCACTAAAGATCATGGAAACTGCATTTGTCACTCCAAAATCTAAAAAAGCGAAAAACCGATTCTGCAATCTTATGAATCAAGAATCGGAGTGCATCATTGAACAAAACAAAGGTGATCGTTTGTTTCTGCGATCACTCAACTGTAAAAACTTTTTCTGGGTCAATCTCACTTCTGATTCTGATTGGATTGTCGAACTATGAATCTCTACATCATCAACGAAATCCTTTCTGATTACACCAGTGGCATGGTTGTAATTGCTGCTGAATCGAAAGACCACTGCCGCGAATTGTTCATCAAAGAGTTCAAAGAGTATTATGCTGAAGAGTTTGATGAGTGTGCAAAGTTCACTGTTATCGAAAACGTACAACATTCTGCTGGCATTATAGATTGTGTGTACGGTGGAGGTTGAAATGACTGAAACTCAAGAACAACTCATTCAGAGTATAGAGCAACAACTAGAGAATCTAATGACTCTAGATGAGGATTTGTATTATGAGTATGAATATAATTTGTATCATTTCGATGAACATGATGGACCTATTGCACCAATCGTTGAACTTTTCACTCCTGAACTTTTGAAAGAACTTGAAGATCTTGTTTATGAACTCGACAATGACTGAAGACTGATTCAATAGACCTAAGCAAGTCTTAAAACTGCTCAACTGTTCCTTACTTTTTTTCTTTTTGATTATGACCAAATCTGTGATGATGAGTCTTCTCCGTAAAGGTAACACTGGTGAAGAGATTCTTCAGATTCTTGATACTCTGACTGAAGAACAGATTAACACTTCCGAACCAACATCTGAACCGATTGAGTTCTGATTATCAAGAGAGGTAGAAATACCTCTCTTTTTTTATGTTTTTATGAAAAATCATTTTTTCTGTTTTTTCATTTGCACGGCATGACACAGACATCAGGATCAGTGAAATTGCAAGTTTTTCCTGTTTTTGCTTCAGTGGTGGACTGGGTTCTCAGCGAGTCTCAAATGACACCAGACACTGATACCAGGATCCGCCATCAATGTGCCAATTCTCAAGGTGGCACATGAAATGAGCACAGTGCTCAAAAACCTGTATATTAAAAGAGTCGAAAACAACCACCGACATGTTTGCTGTTCTTCCAACTTCATCCGACTTCTGCAAAGATGATGCAGAATGGTACACTGATCTCGAACATGCTTATGATGTTGCATTTGATTGGAGTGTAGAACTTCATGGAAATCGTGTCAACATCTATGAAGTTCGTGGTGGTAAGTTCATCAAACTGACTGAGGTGTTTGCATGAAACTTATCCAGTTCTGAAACTGGCACAGCAGAGGTTGCAAAGTCCAGCAATCTCTGCAATACTTAAAAAGTCAAAAACAACTCAAACGACATGAATTACTACAAAATCACCAAAATTGAGTTTGATTTTGATGGTGAAGATCTCACTCAAGAAGAGCAAGATGAGATCATTCAAAAAGCAACAAATTGTCTTTGGACTTCACCAACTGAAGAAGAATTAACTGATACTATTACTAACAACACTGGATGGTGCATCAATTCTTTGTCATATGATGTCATTGTTGCTTGATTCTAAGATTTTTACCATTACTCACTCTTGAGAACAATGCAATTCCAAGTTACTGAAATTGAGTTTGATTTCACTGATGATCTTGATGATGAACCACTTGATGTTGAGTCTCAAGATGAAATCTACGATGAAGTCTTAGGTACAATCTGGGAAGCAGATGATGAAGATGATCTAGTCGAAGAGATCACTTGTGCAACAGGTTGGTGCATCAAATCCATTGATTATCGTCACATTCTTAACTGAAACTCATGACTGAAAACTCATTTTCTTATTTCTCATCGAAGACTGAATTGATGAGTCTTCGTGAACAAATCCAAGAGGATCTGATTTGTATGCTTGAATCGCAATTCGGTGAGGTAGATTATCTCTCTGAGGTTCAAGATCTTGCTTGCAAAATTGTCGTTGACAACTTCTCTTCTCTTCTGAACAAATGACAAAAACTACTCTGACATTTCAAGAATTGGATGCAATTCTAGCAGTTTTTGAATCATCTGATTGGCACTATCTGAATGAACTTACAGAGGCAGACATTCCTGCATTGTATGATAAAATCATTGAAATGAGTAATGAAGTCTGATGAGAATTGCATTTTTGATTGTTTCTTTCACTCTTTGATTCTCATGTTCACCATCACATACCAAACTCCTTACAATTCTTGTGAATGGAGGTTTCAAACATTTCCAACACTTGATGAAGCAGAACGTATGATTGCATTTTATCGTTCCTGTGGTTCACCCGCTAAACTTGTCAAATGATTGAACTTCTTCTTGCATCCACAATTATCGGTCAGTCTATCATCGGACCAAATACAATCCGAACTGATTATCTAACTGAATCAAATCAAGTGATTACGATTCAAGAAACAATTCAAGAAGTTTACGATCATGAATAACTTCATTGTAGGAATCGTCACTGGTATTGTTCTTGCAACTGTAGGATTTCAAGGATTAGCAAATCTTGGTAATCGCGCAGTTCATACAATTCAATCCGCAGCACAATCAGCACAATGATTAAAATAAGTTTTCGTAAAAGATTCTAAACAAAGAGGAAGTGGTTTGCCTCATCTACAATCAAAAGTGACCATGTAACGAAACAGATAATTCTTAATGGTGGTTAGGTGATTTTAAGAGAGCGGAATTGGTAACTCCGCTCTTTTTTATTGCATCAATTTTCTTAATCCGTAACGCATAATGTATTCATCTAATGCACTTTCTACTATCTTATTCAAAAAGGTATTTGTATCAGGAACAGTTAATCCTTTTTTAATAGATGCAATATGTACTAATTTAATTTTATCAAGTAATTCATTTTCAATGATAAAGTTATTCACTTTAACTTTAGTTTGTTTATATTCTCGTTTACATTCAGGAATTGTATATGTCCATTCTAAGTTATCAACACTGTTATTGTTCTTATCTCCGTTAATGTGTCTGATCTTTCTATTTGTATCGTCAGTAGGTATGAACGCAAGAGCAACTAATCTTTGTATTGAGAAAGGTTTTCTTTTTCCTTTGTTATTAACTAAGCAAACATACTTTCCATAATAGTTCTTACCAACCTTTCGTCTCCAACTGTGTTTAAGTATTCGTTTTTTGTTGTTCTTAAATGACCAGACATTACCATCAGTTGATATAGCATAGTGAATATAATCTTCGAGTCCTTCAATGTCATTGATCATCTTAAATCTTACTTCCATGATCTTGTATTTTCTACCATATTTGTGTATGTATTAGGTATAATTATATGTGTGTAGAAAATGAGGTTATAACTGTTAAGAATTGATTAAAGCAGAAAGTGTTGAAATAAAGACAATGTTATTCGTGAATAAAATCGTTAATATGTTGTGATGTGATCTTTATAGTTATAGATCAATTAAGTTTTTATAGATCAATTAAATGCCTCTGAGTGTAGTGATCTTTATGATCAATTAAATGCTCCTAGGAGTCTTGTGAATAGAATCCTTATGAATCTTATGAATCAATTAAATGCCTCTGAGTGTAGTGATCTTTATGATCAATTAAATGCTCCTAGGAGTCTTGTGAATAGAATCCTTATGAATCTTATGAATCAATTAAATGCTCCTAGGAGTCGTTATCTTTGACGACGCTAACAGAGAAACGCGATTTTGTCAATAAAAACTCTCCCCCGCCGTCATAAAATCCACACAGAGACCTCAAAAAATCCACCAGAACCACATAAATATCACACACAGACCTTGACAAAATCACTACAGCATCTTATAGTGTATTCAAGTCAATCAGGAGCACACTCATGTCGGTTGCGTATCAACAAGCACAGAAGGTTCGTTATCGTGTAACTTTGGACATCACAGCGTTTCCAGACTTCGACCCACACCAAATTGATTGGGAAAAGTTATTCAAACTAGAACCTGCAGAAAGATGTGAAGCATACGTGGAAGATTTGTCGCGTCCTGATAGGTGGTGATTCGTTAATTCTTTATACTTTTAGTTTTTTCGTGAATAAGGTCTCATAGGTATCAAAGTACCTGTGGGACCTTTTTGTTGTCAATAAAACCGTGAATATAAACTTGACACGTACTCTGAATCCTTGTATAATACCTTTGTGAGGGATGATAAGTGAATAAAGTATCAACAATCAGAGAGCACGAAGTGTATCACGAACGAAGTGAGTGATAGAAAAGAGTATAACTTAGTGAATAAGAAATTATAAGTTTGCAGGGTAAGTTTCTAGATTTGTGTCATTGCGTTCTCTACGCTTCGTTAAATTGTGAATTAAACACTCATAGGTGGTTTGTATCGCTGAGAGTATTATAGGCACCTTCCAGGTCCTTCTGGGCACCTCTCAGACAGTTTCTGAAGTGGCACAGGATACCTAGACTCGTGATTGTTTTCGTGTATTCTATAAAAGTCCAGAGATTCACATCATGAAACTCACCACTAAAGAACAACAACTTCTTGATTCTATCATTGAAGGAATGGATGAACCTGGGTGTGGATGGTTACATGAACTTAATCCTTTCGGTAGTGATAAAGTTTGTGCTGGTGTTCTGAGTGCATTGATTCAGAAAGATCTTGTTCGTAGTAACCTCTACCAAGATCGTGATTGTGATGATTGTTATTGGATTGAACTTGTGATCTGATTCTTAATACTTAAGGAGTTGTTGATTCTTATAGTCATCAACTCCTTATTTGATTCTTTACACTTAGTTAAATGTAAAGTATAAAACAAGGATTCTTATTTAATTCTTTATAGTGTTATTTCTTTGCAGGGTGAGTACCTTAGTTGTTGTCGCTGAGGTTTCCGCCTCTCCTTTGCTTGTGATCTTAGTATAGGGTCTCATGGTGCCGTTTGAGGGTATCAGTGGACGGTTTGATAAGTGGCACAAGGTGGCGGCACTGGGCGCAGAATGGTGTATTCTTAATGAGTCGTCAGGAATCAAACCGATGAGCAACACAAACGGTCGCGTGATCTGGGAAGGTTTTTCTCCGATTGATGGTTCTCCGATTGTACTGATTGCCACAGGTTTCACTGAAAAGTCTTCAAACCGTAAGACTGGTGATGAGATCCAAACCTGGATTCTGCGTCGTGATGTTAACCCTGTGGTTGCATCGAATGAGGGTTTGGATGAATCTATTTGCGGTGGTTGTCCTCATCGTAAGATCAACAATGGCACCTGCTATGTGAATGTTGGTCAGGCACCTAATTCTATTTGGAAGTGCTACACTTCTGGTTCTGGTTATGATCAGATCACGGAAGATGAGTACGTTAAGTTATTCTCTGGTCGTGTACTTCGTATGGGTTCTTATGGTGATCCTGCCATGGTTCCTGTT